GTTCCAATCTGAATATAATCAACTAATTGAGTCATTGCAGCATCTCGAGATGTATAAGTTACCTTAAGTGTCATCAAATCAGTAGCGTCTTGAGCTGTACCCAACATAGTTTTACTTGGTTGCGTATTCATAAAACGAGAAGGTGAATTATGTGGAACTTGAACTGACATAGCTGGCATAACAAAGCCTGTTGTCATATCAGCACCAGATGCTCCATTATCTAACACACCTAACGTGGCCTTAGTTAAGTAACTAGCTGATGATGAAGAAGTTATTGCTGAGCTGCCATTCCATAAGGAAGAACTTCTACTCGTCGCTGCATAAGAAGTAGCTAAATAACCCATAGGAGTTTTACCTGCATTTATGTTAATATGATGTATAATACTACCTCGTCGACCTACGAAACATTGGGATATGAAATCGATTGGAGAATAATTAACCCAATTATATGGAGCGGTCCCTGCTGCAAATTTATTTGCAACTCCAAATCCATTAGGATCAAACCCTGGAGATACTGGGTAAGTTGGACGTATAGCTAAGTAATTTATTAGTGTATCTCCTGTTGTAGTAGGATATGGTATCACATCGGCATAGCATAAAGTAGCTCTACGCATAAGTGATCTTAAAGATTTATAAGGCTCTCCAAATGAAATTAAATACCTAGAAGCATCAACACTTTTCTCTTTTTGTGTTAGATATAAACTAGATCGTGAATCCATATCTAATTCCGAACTCTGATATTGAAACGGAGAGAGATTAGCACGAATAGCACGAGGTAAGGCAAATTCTAAATCTGGTCCCCCCTTAACAGAAACTATCAAATATATAGGTGAAGTTGCTACAGGTGATGTTTGTTGTGTAAATACCTGAATATTCATAACTCCATTAGATTCACCCCCCAAATTACTCAAAGGAGTTACACCTTGTGAAGCAGAATAATTATCATTGCATCTATTAAAAGGTTGTGGTTGCATAAAGGGAATAGTTACTTCTATTTCTGTTTCTTCTGCTATATCAACAACTTTAGTAAAACAGGTACCAACATATGAGGTTACTGAGCTATTCGATCCATTGGGATCCCAGGAAATAACGTATCTTCCTCTATGAAATTTCGAAGCTATAGCTGTAATCTTATAAGTTATAGAACCTCTCCAATATTTAAAAAGTACAGATGTTAAACCCATAGGAGTACATTGAATTCGATAGGCACCATTATTTGGTATTGTCTCAGAATTTATAGTAGTTGGTTGTACTCGAGATGACCACAAAAATGAATCTGGTGTAGCTGTGGCAGACCAAGTAGCCACTCCCACTACTGCATATCTATCAATAAATTTAGATATAGTTAATTCATCATCAGTGTGCGCTCCAATAATAGATGTATCTATTGATACCTCATTTTTTGGATCAAGAGTTAATTTAGTAACTGGTTCACCTATGTGTGCGGATGTTAAGCTATGAAAAGGTAAATTCTTCAAAGGTTCAACGTCTCTGATCACTGGCACATCAGTAAATCCAAACAGTGATGCAATACCAGAAACTGCAGATGCCCCAATAGATGTAGCCTTAGCCCATTTCCCAATTACAGGTACATTGGCTAAAGATTTAGAGATATTTGCCACAGCTGAAGCTGGTCCTGATATAACACCAGATTGTAACACAGCTTTTGCTGTTGGACCTCCTAACTTAACGTTGGAGGCATGAGCATAAATTCTGATAGTTGCCCCCGTTCCAGAAACTGAGTTAGCATTATCAAGAACGGTAAGAGCCCGTAAATTCATAGAACCTAAAGCCTGAACAGATGCACCTGAAGTCAAATCTACAGCATTGTAATTATATATAAATGGTAGTTCCATAGATCCACCTTGACTTGTCTGAGGATAAATCCATATATGAGGACGCTGTGAATAAGCATTATTTAATATATCATCGCCAGCAGTATCATCAATAACACCACCTGATAAATCAGGAACGGGTCTATAGGATAGCAAAGCTGCACCATAATAAAATGGTGAAGCATTAACAACTACCTTAATGTGTAGAGTCATTGATCCAAAAAAGTAATTTTGAATCTTATTCTTAATAATAGTTGTATTTAAGTATTCATACCAGGGAAAGAAACTCTGATTAATTACAGAATTTTCAGTCCAGGTGTATGATTTAATTAAAACAGGTCTTGATAAGAATTTATCTAGTGATACTTCATCATGATATAGAAAATCACTTGTTTCATCCACCATCTCTGACTTATTATTAATGCAAATACCTGGATTAGCATCCAATGTTTGTATTAGGGGATTATCATCTCTAGAAGCAGTTTGATCTTTAATACCTAATTCTTCCTCTCCAGCTTGAAGCTCACATTTGAAAGAATATTGTTTCTTTTTATTAGTATTTACATAAAAGTTTGGACGAACATTAACATTTACTTCATTACATGTAGGACACATAAGAGCGTTAAAATACATTTGTTTGCATTTCAAACACTCAGCAAAGGTGGGAGGTATATCTTCCTCCCCTAACATAACTATATTTTTCTTCATTAGATTTCTTTTTGTTTTATTAATATTTTTATTTTGTTGTGCAAGTAATATATAAAAGTATATTGTTTACTCATTCAATATACAGTTTTGGTTGATTTTTGTGGTCCAACTACACTTCTCTGAATAGAGACTTTGGGGAACGCCCATGTGAGACTTTTACCTTGAATATCCACTCTCTAATCTATATTATCAACCGATTTTAATAAGTCTAGCAGTAAACTACATTCAAGAGCTTGTGTTTGGTAGAGACCTGTAAGCTCAGGCCTTTGAATCCTCTTTGAAGATTCATGATAGCGCAATGCTAATTGTATCCATGTTGGAAATTCATTTCCCTCATAGTACAAATTTAGATGAGTATGCCTTCCATACTCGAATATCACAGACAGGAAGAAAGATCTCATTTGTTCGAACTTTTCCTTTCCATGAAAGAAGTACTCCATTACAGCACTATTCATTATAGCAATAGCTTGCTGCTCAGAGCATATAGTCTTGGATGGAACCCATACAGTTAAACTTTTATGTATAGATTCTTCATCTAAAACACACAGATATCTCTCCATATCTTTACAATACACCCATTTTCTCTTAAGGAAAGATGCATCGTTTATATGTATATATGGAATGCTTGCTTGGTCCTTTTCCGCCATAGTATATTTAATACCATAAGTAGCTAATATATTTGCTATAGTTGTATGTGTAAACCAAGGAGCACTAGGTGATACACCCATTATATTATCATCTCCATAGGTCATCAAGTGAATTTTCTCCTGGAAGGACTCAATTTCGTGATCTGGATTAAGAAGATAATAGCAATACCGCATATAAATAGAATTGGCTAAACTATTTATAATTACAGTTAAAGGATGACCCGATGGATTACAACCGTTAAATTGAACCAAATCTCCAAAATAATCAACCATTGGAAAAGCTGTATCATAAGCTATACCTTGAACTACCTTTATATCTTCTTCAGACATATCAGAAGCTTTCATGACATGTATCATAAGGTTGAAAGCAGCCAGAATAATTTCAGAACCCATACGCTTGTCAAATTTACTATAATCTCCAGCAATAATTCTATCTTCTCCGAAATGACACAACCATTCTCTATAATAATGCCATTCATCAGATTGGGCTATAGTGCCTGCTCCACACTCAAAAACAAATCTATTGGATTGAATTACTTTAATAAATGAGAGACAATATTTCCGAACAACTATACTCCAATCAAATGGAGCTCCCATAAACACGCGGGTAGCATGTTCCTGAGCTTTAGCAAATGAAACTGGTTCGTCTTTAAAAGAAGCTGTAAATACAGGATGGTACATATCACCATTCAAGTATTTATTAATGATGATATCTACTCTTTTCATTATTTCCGGTGATGCTTCTACAGGATTAAGGTTTTGACCAACTGGTTCTATGGCATGAATATAATACTTTTTACTGCATCGCCATGGGAATCCCGCACTTGTGTTACGATTCATCTTATCAACATAAGTAACACCAGCGGCCCCATTTACGGCTGTAAAATCATCATAAACCATAATATCTTTAATTTTATCACCCAATTTAGATACTATATTATTGCCAAACTGTTCAACAATATGATCTAAAATATCACTATCAAAATTGTGCTGCATAGACATTATATCTAATAAAGTTTTACGTTTTGCGGCCCACCCTTTCATAGAAGGTTTGGTATATTTAATCGAGTATCCATGATCTTTCAAAATAGGTGTTAAAATCGATTCACATACAGTAGATTTTGGTTGACATCTGAATCCTACAAAAGATCCATACACTTGGCAACTCCCTTGTTCAACAAATCTAAATGGTGATTTCTTATGTAAATCTCCCAAGATAATCTCTTTAGAATCACTCTTAAGCGATGGGGCAGTAGGATTGCATTTGCGTGGAAACAAGATATTCAATTTTTCTATTAAGGGTTGGGTTATAGGTATGGCTGCTGATAGTGGTACAGCTATTTGTAGATAGGCTGTCTGTATACCAGCATAATGCATACCCAAAAGTACAAATCCTTTGGGTGTTTCTGCTATAATTAAACTACCACAATCACCAGCTTTCGTTGGAATCTGTGGGGTATATTCCCAATGCTTTCCAGTAACAGATGGCAACCATGTAGCGTCCTTAAGAGATATTCTTCTTAAATTATTCTTAAAGATTTGACCATCTCTATTTCTTCCAACCATAAGCCCATTCCATACTCCATAGAATGAATCACATGCAAAATACTTGGTTATGTCCTTCTTAGGACACATACCTCTCAATTCTATGACTGCAACATCTTTATCCATAAATATAAAATTATTTTTATAAACCACTTGGGCTGCATTAGAGTTAACTCCATCTTTTAAAGATTCATTAATCACTGCGAGCTGGATAACCTTATCATTAGGAATCGCATGAGCGTTGAGCATGTACAAATTATCACGGAGACAAATTGCTCCTGTTATTTTAGCAGTTTGTTCACTCTCACATGACATAACTATTTCAACTACGTTCTTTTCAATCATCTTACCAAATTGTTCAATAGTTAATCCTCTAGATCCAATCTGCTCTGGTGTATAATCAAAGACACTCAACTCATAGTCATTTTTATACCAAACATTTTCCCTATCACCATCAACACTCGGAGGAGCAGTTCCAATATCTTTAGAACTTGTAGCCCCTTCATGTTTTGCTGATAATATGAATGAAAACAACTTATTCCTTAATGCATACAAAGTAGTTAGTGTGGTTAAATATAATGTAATCTTTGCTAAAAATATAGGGTTACCATATGTACGTTGAAATAAGGCTCCTGCTTTTTTAAAAATGATTCTCATCAAAGTATCAGTAGGTTGTATATTAAATCTGTACAACATCATACTCAGACAAATTTGTCCTATTCGAGTTTCGCTCAAAAAATAAGCAAAACTAGGTACCCCTAATACTTTATCCATAAGATATGTAGAAAATTTATCTGCTGTATATGTACACATCTTAACTGATAGTGTCCACAATAATGCAATTAGATAACTTCCCGATATCAAATACATTGCAGTGAAATTAGCTTTCAACCAGATTAAATCAAAATACACAAACCAATCATTTAATCTTGTATAATGAAATTTAAAGAAATAAAAATTAAAATAGGGATCATTCTCTCCACTTTGTAACTCTCTCACGCATTCGCAGAGATTGTTGGGTAAACAACATGAATCACACAAGTTTACCTGCTTCATAACATTTAATGAATTGGTAACAGATTTTTGATTTCTATCATGCTCATTAATAGCATCATTTAACCAAAGTAAAAATTGTTTAAGATCTATATGTTCATGGATTGTAGTGATTATAGCTTTTTTACTTTTACCCTCACCAATTGGTGTGGGTCTAACCTTTTTAATTGTAAAGTTCCATAAATCTGGATAAGAAGTGTTAATTGGACATTTACTAGAATCTAACATTCTACCATTTTCACTCACATATTCAGATTTAACTATAGGCTCAATTATATATGGAAACCTTCGTTGAACGGCTGATGCATAAGAGAAATAATGATGAGCATTTAGATCCTCAGTATTTGTTGATGCTATAACTAATTTAGCTTTAACAGGTGTACGCCCTTTATCTTCAAGTGCCGCTTGATCTGGTGTGAAAGGTACAGCATTAATAAGCTGAATAACTTCCATTAAAGATGGATCTCCTTGTGGCGCCTTATTGGGGTTCATAAAAGCTACATCATCAAAGACAATACACCATTGAGACGTTGTAAATCCATCCCAAAAATTAGCAGCTGCATTGCGAGTATACTTATATTCACTCCCTATAGGTAATTTTTGTTTTTTACCGAAATGTGTAAATATCATATCCATAAGTGACGATTTACCTATAGACGAATCACCTGATAATAAAATAGAGAACGGTGGTTCTCTCATCTCTTTAGCTGCTGATTTTGTCATCATATCGCATTGAATCATACGGAGATCGTTGACTACACGTCTCATGATCTCCTTCTCAAAAGGTTGCATTTCAATACCATATTTAACAATACTGAGTCCTTTTTCAATTGCTGAATCCAAATCAGCTCTGAATTTAAATTCATTATCTCCGAATAATTCGGGATTATGCATACATTTAGATCTACGAATAAGTTCCTGTGAATTATTAAAGAAATTTTCATATGTCTTAGGGGAATGAAATAAAGGACTCAATTCCCCTGTCTTCATACATTGATAACCTCTTTCACATATAAAAAGAACTGTATCACATAAACAGTACACGAAATCTGCGCCTAAGTGATATTTATTCTTAATAGCTTCTTCTTCTATCTTTGAGTAATTTAGAGAAGAAAAAGTTATTCCAATTTTACTAAAAATAGATAAGGATAAGGCATACATTGAAAATTTGTATAATTTTTTAACAAATGGAGATTTCTTTATGGCAGAATATTTATTCAATAAATCATGCAAATTAGCAAATGTTGACTCAACATAATCCTCATCGCCAGCTTGAAATATTGGTTCTAAATGTTCTTCTAATAATTTGAAAAGGTATTTAGCCATATCATCCATAAATAAACTTTGTATGAGAGGATTATCTCCTAAACGAAGTTTTGAAAATACATATATCGCAAATACATAATCACTTTTATTTTTTGCACTTATAACTAATTTAATAAGTATTAAAATATCTTCAAGTAACTTTGTAATATACATTGTTTGTGGATCCATGACATAATCATGAATATCCATACTTTGAGCATATGGCTTACATACACTCATAAATCTATCCTCACATTCCTTAATTACTGAATTTGTAAAAATCAGTTCTGACGTGCTACAAAAGCACTGTCCCTCATCCAATGAGGGCAAAGCTCCACAGTAAATCTTTTTCTTATTTTGAAATAATCTATCTATAGATTTAGCCAAGTCTTCCTTCTTCATCTTTTTAACTTTTTTGGAAACATCTTTACGATGTGAATCCTTAATATCTTTAAGTATTTTTAGGTGCTTTTCATATTCCTTTTTTGGAATATTAATCTTAACACCATTATCATACTTAATAAAGAAATAATTATCACTAATCATTTCTTGTTCATTTTTAAAATTTGAGTTGTTGGTTTGGTTTTGTGTGTTATTATTAATTCGAGACATAATTTCATGGACAACTTGTCCTAACTACTATCATAGCGGCTTACAAGCATAGGCCGTCATAATCTTTTTTCAGAAAGGTGCAATGGCAACCTTACATTCTTCAAGAAATGCCTTTCTGTATCGTTCGATTCATGTTTTAATATATACTCAGAGGTGGGTAATATATATGGGATATACGCTGTTCGTTGCGACTTACCACATATACACCAGACATGTCATATATTATAATTACAAACCTAACGATAGTGATCACTATAGTTAGAGAAGATTTTCTTAAATCGTCAAAAATACATTTTATTCCTAACAAGTAGGACTGATAATCAGGACATTAGATTATCAATTTATACTGGTTCAAGTATGAATAACTCCAGTTTATACAGTTTTATAAAGAAGTCTGTATTCTTCCTCATCAAATTAATAATTTGATGGTAATGCTAATCATGGTTTAGCTTCCAGTTCATATATTACAGAAGTGAACAACTCTGGATATTCTTATCGCCGAATCGCGTATGAAATAGGTACAAAGTACCGCATTCAAAACAATGTTAAAATAGTATAGAATTTTAGCATAATATTTAAAATCTTAACATATTTATTAAACTAGCACCAATGGAATAAACTCAATAGGAGTCTAGTTAAATATGTGATTACATTATTCAAACCATCTTAACGGTGCTTTGAAATACAGTACATATATTCTCGTGAGAGAATATATGTA